GCTCGAGCGCACCGAGGCCGCCTGGGCCGAGTGTGCCGCCCAGGTGGACATGGTCTATCGCCATCAGCCCGCACCGAACAACCAATGAGACGCCCCCATGGACGAGATTGCCGAACAGATTGACCGCCTCGACGACCTGGTCGCCGACCTGCACACGCCGCTGCCGCTGCGCCTCCACGTCCGCAGCCTCAAGGAATCGCTGCCGGCGGTGATCGAGGGCTTGAAGGCCGGCTACCTCGCCGCCGGCGGGGAGAATTACTGGGCGCCCTGCGCTGAATTGAGGTAACACCATGGCCCTACTGGGAAACTACACCGGAAAAAGCAACTTCCAGGCACCGGAGATTTCCATCAGTGCCGATGGTGTCGTGCAAGCTTTCATCATTGGCACGATCGGCAAGGGAGAAGTGCGTGTCGCTCTGGATATCGACGGGGCCGGTTTCCATGAATACCCCGAACTGATCTTTTCCAAGAGGACGACATTCGAGCTGAATGTGAAGGCGGGGGACAAGCTGAAGTTCAGCTTCATCAACTGCACCGATGCCGGCGCCAAGGTGCGGATGTGATGCGCACGCCGATCGTCGCTAGCTTGGTGCATCCGATGGTCAGGACGATCGGGGAGGCCGGTGCACAGCGCTACTTCGGGCCGTCCCTGTCGCTGGACTTCATCAACCAGCAGTACAGCATGGGGGCTGTCTGGCAGAAGCCGACCGCCAAGTCGTTCTCCGCCCTCGTCACGCTCACCCGCTCGACCGGCGGCGGGCGGTTCAACGCCGCGGGGGTTTACGAGTGGGTCGCTGCCAACCAGCCGCGGTTCGACTACGACCCGGTGACGCACGCCCCACTGGGCCTGCTGATCGAGGAGCAGCGCACGAACTTGTGCCTGTATTCCGATGCGATCACCTGGGTGCCGTGGATCGGACAAATGGGCGTAGTTGACAATGCCTTGGTGGCCCCGGATGGGGCGTACACGTCGACCAAGATCACCTACTCGGCAGTTGGGCAGCTTTACCAAGTAATCACCGTTGAAGCGGGGCAGCAGTACACGTTCAGCTACTTCGTCCGGTTGGGCACCAAACCGTCCAACTCGTATGCGGTGTACGACCACACCAACAATGCGTTCCTGATCGCGGCGACTACCAACTCAGCTGCTACGACGGCTCGCTGGACCCGTATGACGGTGACGTTCACAGTGCCCGCGAACTGCACGCAGGTCCGTATTTACCCCGACCGAAACGATACGACCGGCATTACCGGCACAATCAGCCTGTGGCGCGTCCAGTTGGAGAAGGGGGCCTTCGCCACCAGCCCAATCCCTACCACGTCCGCGCAGGTCACGCGTGCTGCGGATGCGGTCGTCGTCAGTGGAACCGCTCCGTGGTATCGGCAGGACGAGGGAACCTTCGTCGTAAAAGGCGACCTGCTCAGTCGGGCGGGAAACGCCAAGGTGTCCCTGGACATCGGCGCGGGTGGGGCGTTTGGCACGACAGCATACGTCTCACACACGGCGTCTCTTGATCTGCTCAACCCCGACACAGCTCCGCTCACCCTGAACTCGGGCGCGGCGAACACGACGACGACGTTTCGGTGCGCAGCGGCGCTCAGGGCGAACAACTCGACGATGGCCGTCAAGGGGGCGCTTGGCGGCGTGGATACCACCTGCGCGCTGCCCAGCGTGCCGACGGCGCTGTTCCTCGGGAAAGGGGGCTGGGCCGGTGCCAGTAGTTATCTCAATGGGCACCTGCGCTCCGTCGCCTATTACCCTCGGCGCCTGCCGAACACCGACCTGCAGGCTCTCACCGCCGCATAAGGAGTACCCATGACCGACTACTACCTGCGGGCGCCCGATGCCGACACACTCCAGGCCGCTCTGATCGAGGTCGGCACCGCCCAGCTCGTCGATGGTGCCCTGGTACCGCTGGAAGGCGAGGACGTTATCGACATTATTGGCGTTTGGTATGAGCGCACCGGCGGGACCGACGAAGACCCGGTGTACACGGCGGTGCCCGGCTACCACGGAAACGTCCGGTCGGTCGTCCCGATCACCTGGCCGGAGGCGGTCGAGGCGATGGAGCCGACCACACCGTGGAGGGTCTGGGGATGAACAAACCCGAATCCCTGCGCGCCCACCTGCTCGCCGCGGTGCCCGAGCTGCGCCACAACCCCGACCGCCTGCTGGTCTTCATCGACAAGGGGCGGCTGCGCAGCACCGCCGCGGGCGGCCTGTCCTTCGAGTACGGCTACACCCTCAACCTGCTGTTCACCGACTACGCCGGGCACCCGGACGCCATCGCCATCCCGCTGCTGGCCTGGCTGCTGGTCAACCAGTCCGAGCTGCTGGTCAACCTGGAGAAGGGCAAGGACGCCATCCAGTTCGAGGCCGACGTGCTGGCCAACGACAAGGTCGACCTGTCGATCACCCTGCCGCTCACCGAGCGGGTCATCGTCAGGAAGCAGGCCGACGGCACCCTACAGGTCACCCACGCCGAGGAGCCACCGTACACCGAGCAGCTGGAGAGCACCCACCTGCAGGTCTTCGCCGACGGCGAGCTGCTCGCCGAATGGGACACCGCCGCCCCGACCGGCGTCGCCCTGGAAACCCCGCACCCGGGGCCGACCCGCCATGGCTGACGATCTGCGCGCCCTCGAGGACTGGGCCGGCGTCCTGCTGGCCAAACTCGGCGCCGGCGAGCGCCGCAAACTGAACCAGACCATCGCCCGAGACCTGCGCCGCAACCAGCAGCAGCGCATCGCCGCGCAGAAGAACCCGGACGGCACCCCCTATGCCCCGCGCAAGCCCAGGAAGGACCTGCGCGGCAAGGTCGGCCGCGTGCGCCGGCAGATGTTCGCCAAGCTGCGCCAGGCCAAGCACCTCAAGCTGCAGAGCACGGCGGGCAGCATCGCTATCGGCTTCGTCGGCCGCACCGCGCGCCTGGCCCGCGTCCACCAGTACGGCCTGCGCGACCGGGCCGAGCGGGGCGCTCCCGACGTCCAGTACGACCGGCGGCAGCTGCTCGGCCTCACCGATGCCGACCTGGAGCTGATCCGCGACCGCCTGCTCGAGCACCTGGCCGGCTGACCTCGGCCTGTAGCGCCCGCCGCTACAAGCCCGGCCACGCGACACCCGCACCTGCTGCGGGCCAGCATGGTCGCCATGAATACCGCCGACCTTATCCGCCGCCTCGAAAACCTGATCCGCTTCGGCACCGTCGCCGAGGTCGATCCGGCCAAGCCGCGCTGCCGCGTGAAGACTGGCGGCCTGCTCACCGGCTGGCTGCCCTTCTTCGCAGCGCGCGCCGGCGAGGACCGCGAGTGGGACCCGCCGAGCCGCGGCGAGCAGTGCATCCTGTTCTCGCCCTCCGGCGATCCGGCCACCGGCGCCGTGCTCGTCGGCCTGTACAGCGACGCCTTCCCCGCCCCGGACAACGACCCGAAACGCCACCGGCGCACCTACCGCGACGGCGCGGTGATCGAGTACGACACCGAGAACAGCCAGTACCTGATCGACATTCCGGCCGATGGCAAATACGTCCTGCGCTGTGGTCCGGTGGTCCTCGAGCTGTCGGCCGAGGGCGTGAACATCACCGGCCTGGTCACCGTGAGCGAGGACGTGATCGCGGCCCTTATCAGCCTGATCGGGCACGTCCACGGCGGCGTGCAGAGCGGCTCCGGCACCTCGGATGAACCGCAATGACCGGCATGTCCCGCACCACCGGCCTGGCCATCGCCGACCTCGAGCACCTGCGCCAGTCGATCGCCGACATCCTCACCACCCCGCTGGGCTCGCGCCTGATGCGCCGCGACTATGGCAGCCTGCTGCCCGAGCTGATCGACCAGCCGCTCCACGGCGTGACCGTCACGCGCCTCTATGCCGCCAGCGCCGCCGCGCTGATGCGCTGGGAGCCGCGTCTGCGCCTGTCCCGTGTGCAGCTCACCCTCGGCAGCGCGCCGGGCAGTGCCTTTCTCGACATCGAGGGCAGCGAGGTCGACGGCAATGCGCCGCTCAGCCTGCGTGTGCCGCTCAAGATGGGAGCCACCGCATGAGCACCGCCATCGACCTCAGCCTGTTGCCGGCTCCCACCGTCATCGAGCCGCTGGACTTCGAGACGATTCTCGCCGAGCGCAAGGCCCGGCTGATCGGCCTCCACCCGGCAGCCGAACAGGCCGACCTCGCCGCGCGCCTTGCGCTGGAGTCCGACCCGCTCAACAAGCTGCTGCAGGAAAACGCCTACCGCGAGCTGCTCCTGCGCCAACGCATCAACGACGCGGCCCGCGCCGTCATGCTCGCCTATGCCGTTGGCCCCGACCTCGACCAGCTGGGCGCCCGCGACGACGTCGAGCGCCTGCTGGTCGATCCGGGCGACAGCACGGCCATCCCGCCCCGGGCGCCGGTCTACGAAGACGACACCGCCTTCCGCCGGCGCATCCAGCTCTCGCCGGAGGGCTACACCACCGCCGGCAGCCAGATGAGCTACGTCTACCACGGGCTGAGCGCCGACCCCGACGTCGCCGACATCGAGGCCGTCAGCCCGGTACCCGGCGTGGTCACCGTCTACGTCCTGTCGCGCAGCGGCGACGGCAGTGCTTCCGAGGAGCTGCTCGCGGCTGTCAGTCGCGCGCTGAACGCCGAGGAAGTGCGACCGATGACCGACCAGGTCGGCGTGCAGTCGGCCAGCATCGTTACCTATGCCATCGTCGCCGAGCTGGTCCTCTATCCAGGGCCGGATGCCGCCGTGGTGCGCGCCGCCGCCCTGGCCGCGGCCGAGGCCTATGCCGCCGCTCAGCATGCTCTGCGCCGCGACGTGACTCTCTCCGGGCTCTATGCCGCCCTGCACCAGCCCGGCGTGCAGCGGGTCGACCTGAGTGCGCCGGTCGCCAACCTGGTGATCGGCAGCGGCGAGGCCAGCTACTGCACCGGCATCACCCTCACCGTGGCGGGGGAGACCGATGTCTGACCTGCTGCCTCCCAACAGCACCGCCCTGGAGCGGGCCCTGGCCGAGGTCGGGGCGACTGCCACCGACCTGTCGGTGCCGATCCGCGAGCTGTGGGACCCGGACACCTGCCCCCTCGCGCTGCTGCCCTGGCTCGCCTGGGCCTGGTCGGTGGACGAGTGGAGCGACGCCTGGAGCGAGCAGCAGAAGCGCGACACCGTCCGCCAGGCCCTGCCGGTGCAGCGCATCAAGGGAACCATCGGCGCGGTGCGCTGGGCTGTTTCAACGCTGGGCGTCGAGGTGCGCGTGCAGGAGTGGTTCAACCAGAGCCCGCCCGGTCAGCCCTACACCTACCGCCTGCTGGTCGATGTCGACCAGGGGCAACTGATGCAGACCGACATGGCCGGCATCCTGCGGATTGTCGAGAACGCCAAGAACCTACGCTCGCACCTCGAGCAGGTGCAATTCGCCGTCCGCAGCCCTTGCACGGTCTATGCAGCCGCCGTGGCCTGTGTCGGCAACGAAATCCAGTTGGGTTTCAAGGGAAACCCCGTCGTGATCAATGCACTGGCCATCTGCCTCGGATAGTCGTACATGGACATCAAGAGCTTCTTTGCCCAAGACACCACCGGCGCCATCCTGCCAGGGGCTACCTGTTATCTGTACCACGAGGACGGAGTCAGCCTGGTCGAGGGCCTGCAGGGGGCCGGCGGTACGCCGCAGGGCAACCCCTTCCACGCCACCGACTACGGCCTGATCCAGTTCTCCGCGCCGGATGGCAGCTATATCCTGCGCGTCACCGCTGGCCCGCGGGATTACCGCATCCCGGTGCAGTGCCTCGATGTCACCGCGCTGCTCGCCACCCTGGCCAGCCTGCGCGAGCAGATCGACAATCATATCGGTGCCGGCGGCGAGGCCCATGCCGTGGCCACCGAAAGCGCTGCCGGATTCCTGGCCGCCGAGGACAAGGCCCGCCTCGATGCGCTGCTGGCAGGCGGTTCGACTCTGCCCAGCCTCTCGATCGGCGACGCCACGCTGACTGGCGACAGCCTGCCTGCGCTGTCCGTGGGCGATGCTTCCCTCGAGGGCGACGCCGAACCGGAAGATCCGGAAACGCCGACCGATCCTGTACCGCTGGGCGCCCTGATGACCGCCGGCGCCCAAATCCTCGATGTCGCCACCGGTACGCCGGTGCAGCTCAGCTCCGTAAACTGGTTCGGTGCCGAGGGTACCAACCACACGCCGCACGGCACCTGGCTACGCAGCTACACCGCCATCGTCGACCAGATCGCCGAGCTGGGCTTCAACTGCATCCGCCTGCCATTCTCCGGCGACATCGTCGGCGCCACGCCGCCACCCTCGGCCATAGACTTCGCGCTCAATCCGGCCTTCACCGGCAAGACCGCACTCGAAATCCTCGACCTGATCATCGACTACGCCGCCGACAAGGGGCTGTACGTCGTGCTCGATCACCACCGCCGAGCGGCCGGCGCCGGCGCCGATGGGGCTCCGACCGATGCCGGCTACAGCGAAACGGACTGGCACAACAGCTGGATCGCCATGGCTCAGCGCTATGGCAGCAAACCCAACGTGGTCGGCGCCGACCTACACAACGAACCGCATGACCTGACCTGGAATGACTGGGCGACGCTGGCCGAGGCCTGTGGCAATGCCCTTCATGCAGTCGCGCCGCACTGGCTGGTCATGGTCGAAGGGGTGGGTCAGTACAACGACGACAGCTACTGGTGGGGCGGCCAGCTGATGGGCGTGGCGACCCGGCCGGTGGTACTGACGCAGGCCAATCGCGTCGTCTACTCGCCACATGAATACGGCCAATCCGTCGGCACGCAGTCCTGGCTGGCCTACGACGGCCAGACGCCGCCCGCCAACTGGCCGATGAACCTGTACGCCGTCTGGCGCAGCCACTGGGGCTTCATCGCCGAGCAGGGTATCGCGCCGATCTGGATCGGCGAGTTCGGCGGCAAATACGGGGTGGATGGAACGGGCACGGTGGGTGCGGCGCCCCATGGTGCCTACGAGATCCAGTGGACGCAGGAACTGGTGAAGTATCTCAACGGCGACTTCGACGGCGATGGCCAGCGCGATCTGTCCAGCAGCCAGACCGGCCTGTCCTTCGCCTACTGGTCGCTCAACCCCAATTCGGGCGACACCGGCGGCCTGCTCCAGGACGACTGGAGCACTCCGCAGCAGAGCAAACTCGACCTGCTCGCCCCCCTATTCACCGCCCCGGCACCGACACCCGCCGAAACCCTGGTCGATGACGACGACATCCCGCTCGTAGACGATGACGATACCCTCCTGGAGGATGATTGATGACTCGCAAAACCAGTGCGTTTGCGGCAGCCGAGGCTCTGGATGCCAGCACGGAATTTCTGGTGCGCCAGAGCGGCAACAAACGCCTGTCGCGGGCGGCGCTGCAGGCCTATATCGAAACATTGCTGCCAGAGTCTGCCGGCAGTAGCAGTGGCACGCTCACCGCCCTGCGAAGCGATGACCTGGGCGTGACCGAGACCACCCTGGTCGATGCCCTGACATTCAACGTACAGGCCAATACCGTCTACCGGCTCTCGGCATCGTTGCTGTACCGCACGACCGCCGTCGGCAAGGGAATCCGCGTTGGCATCGGTGGTACGGCGGGGGTGCAATCGGTGGCCGTCCGCGCGGCCACGTTCGATTCGAGCGGTGCTCCGGTAGCCCAGTTCGCCCATGCGAAGGGTGCCCCTCTGATCTTCCCGAGTTCCGCCAACGGCGGCGACGACAACCTGCTCGAAATCACCGGGCAGGTCTACACCACGGCTGCCGGGACGCTGACGATCCAGATCGGCGCCGCCGTCCAGTACGACTACACCGCCGCCCAGAAAGGCTCTGGCGGCTTCCTCGAAGCCCTTGGCACCATTGCCGCTGCGTAACAGGATCGACCATGGCCCGTACCGCTGTTTTCGTCGTCACCCTCTCGGCGCCCTCCGCACAGCCGGTCGCCGTCAATTACGCCACCGTGCCCGGCACAGCCACGCCGCCGGAAGACTTCACTGCGACCACCGGCACGCTGACCTTCGCGCCGGGAGAAACCAGCAAGACCCTGACGATCCCGGTGCGCCAGAGCGACGCCGGCCAGCCGGCCGAGACCTTCAGCCTCCAGCTGTCCTCGCCCGTGAATGCCGTGCTGGCTGACGCCACGGGCCTCTGCCAACTGCCGGGCGCCGTGGTGGTCGATGTCTACCTCGACCGCTTCAATGTCCTCTATGCCGCGCTGCATGAGCCGAGCAACGGCTACTTCGGGCCGCAAAGCGGCGCGAACGCCCGCACGATCCCCTATCACTGCCCGGAAACCCTGATCAACGAGGCCCCGGACCACGGGCACGAGTCCGTCTCGGAGACCGCTTCGTTCTGGGCGGGAGTGGAGGCTTGGAAAGGGGCGCTGTCGAACAACTGGAACGGTTACACGGCCTGCTGGGCCTCTATCGAGAGTAACTACATCCCCAGTGCGGCCAACCAGCCGGCGGGCACCTACACGCCTGGCAGCCCGGCCACCTACCAGCCCGAGGGCGATCTGCCCAACGCCTACCCGACGCTGCCGAATACCGGCGTGCCCGTGGGTGTCGATCCGCTCTATGCCGAATTGCAGACTACCTACGGCAACGGCCGCATGTTCCTCATGCACTGGCTGATCGATGTCGATGGGGTCTACGGCTATCACAACGGCGACAACAGCGAGACCGGCGTGTTCATCAACAACTACTCGCGAGGCCTGCAGGAATCCTCGTTCGAGACCGTGACCCATCCGTCCTGGGAGGATTTCGAATTCGGCAGCGCCTACGGCTACCTGCCGTTGTTCAATAAGAACCAGCCGCTCTATCCCGACGCTCCGTTCGAGTATGGCAAGCAGTGGCGCTACACCTGTGCTCCCGATGCCGAGGCGCGGGTTATCCAGCATGCCTATTTGGCGCATAAGTTCGCCGTCGCGAACGGGGTTGCATCAAGCGTGGCCGCCCAGGACACCAAGGCGAAGAAAATGGGCGACTACCTGCGCTATGCCCTGTTCGACAAGTACTATCGGAAAATCGGGAGTTACACCCAAGCCGCCACTTCGGCAGCGCCCTACGAGTCGTGCCACAAGCTGATTAGCTGGTACGCCTCGTGGGGTGGTGAGATTCCGGCGTCCGGGCAACAGCCATCCTGGGGATTTCGGATCGGCTCATCCGAGTGCCACCAGGGCTATCAGGCGCCCGATATCGCCTATTTCATGGCGACCGGCGGGGGCGGCTATACCCCGCAATCGCCGTCGGCCGGGGATATCTGGCTCGGCTCGCTGTATCGCCAGATCGAGATGCTGCGCTGGCTGCAATCTCCGGAAGGCCCCATCGCTGGCGGGGTGTCCAATAGCTGGCACGGCCGCTACGAGACACCGACCGATGGGCGGCAGAACGCCAAGTTCTACGGCATGTTCTATACCTACGCGCCGGTCTGGCACGACCCGCCGTCGAACAACTGGTTCGGCTTCCAGTGCTGGGGACTGCAACGCTGCACCGATCTGCTGCTCGAGGTGTCGGACAAGACCAGCAGCCTGGCGGTCGGGATCCGCCCGAACCTGGAAATCATCCTCGACCGGTTCATCAACTTTGTGCTGGGTCATGTGACCCTCAGCGTCGATGGCAGCTACTCGCTGCCATCGACGCTGTCCTGGGTATCGACCACGGCCGTGGCCGGGCAGACCGCCACGTCCGCCAACCTGGAGGGCGTCTACGAGTACCTGCCCAGCCTCGACTGGGACGGCACCGGTAACTACGGGGCGTTCTGGACCGCCAGCACCGTGCCGAATCCGAATCTGCACTGCACGGTGGTTGAGTCCAGCGTGGACATCGGCGTCGCAGCCTCGCTCTCACGCCTGTTGATCGAGTATGCCGAGGCCAAGCGGCGGATGAACAAATTCGCCAGCGCCATCCCTGGGGGCAGCCATACCGCGCAGGATTGCTACACCCTGGCCCGCGAGCTGCTGGACCGCACCTGGACGCTGTTCAAGGGCAGCAAGGGGCTCACCCGTGAGGAGGCGCGTGCCGATTACACCCGCTATGCCGATCCCGTCTTCGTTCCTGCGAGCTTTACCGGCCAGATGCCCAACGGCGACAGCGTTGCTTCCGGCGCCACCTTCATCTCGATCAGATCGTTCATGGAGGATGACCCGGACTGGCCGAAGATCCAGGCCTATATCGCCGACCCGACGCCGGAAAACGTGCCGACCTTCACGTATCACCGGTTCTGGGCGCAGGCCGAGTACGCTATGGCCTGCGCGGCTATGCATCACTATTTCGGCGATCTGGTGGGGGCCGAGGCATGATGTACCGGAGCCTGTTCACGACCTACGGCATGCAGCGCCTGGCCGAGGCCAGTGCGCTCGGGACGGCGCTCACCCTCACAGCCATGGCTGTGGGCGACGGCAACGGTAACCCGACCACGCCCGGCGAGCTGCAGACGCACCTGGTGCGCGAGCGCTACCGGGCCGCGATCAATCGCATTTACCAAGATGCCAATGACCCCCAGCAGTTCTTCGCCGAGCTGGTGATCCCTGCGCAAACCGGGGGATTCGTGCTGCGCGAGATCGGCGTGTTCGATGCCGACGGCAGCCTGATCGTTGTCGGCAACCTGCCGGACGTCTACAAACCCACGGCCGACGAGGGGGCGTTCTCGGACACGGTCGTGCGCGTGGTGTTCCGGGTGGATAACGCCGATAACATCACGCTGATGCTCGACCCTAACGTGAGCGTCGCTACGCATACCTGGGTGATCAACAACATCACCGCGGCGACCCTCATCCCGGGCGGCACCGTCGGCCAGCTGCTGGGCAAGGCCAGCAACGCCGATGGCGACTACCAGTGGCAGAACCCGGATGCGATCAGCGTCACCGTCGACACCGTCGCCGAGAAGCAGCTGCTCGCCGCCGGGCAGACCGTCGTCGACCTGGCCCTCACCACCACCTATGGCCTGGCCGTGTACGTCGACGGCCTGCGCCTTGACCTGGGCAGCGGCGCCGGCGAGTGGCTGCCGGACGGGAGCCTGGAAACCCGCCTGCACCTGGGCCAGAGCTATCCGGCCGGCACGCGCATCACCCTGGTCCAGAACGAGCCGGCCGGCAGCGCCGGGGCACCGCTGGAGCGCAGCCAGAACCTCGCCGACGTCCTGGACAAGGTGGCCTCCCGCGACAACCTCGAGGTCTACAGCAAGGCCGAGGTCAACCAGCGGGTCCGCCAGCCGGGCGACATCTATCACACCGCCGCCGCCACGCCGGGCCCCTTCGGGCTCAAGGCCAACGGCGCGGCGGTCAGCCGCACGGTCTACGCGGCGCTGTTCGCCCGGCTCGGCACGCGCTTTGGGTCCGGCGACGGCTTCACCACCTTCAACCTGCCGGACCTGCGCGGCGAGTTCGTCCGCGGCTGGGACGACGGCCGCGGGGTGGATAGTGGCCGCGAGCTGGGCAGCTTCCAGGGCGGGGCCACCCAGAGCCACACCCACAGCGGCAGTGTGGCGACGGCCGGCAAGCACGCCCACACCGGCAAGACGACCAGCAACGGGCGTCACAGCCACACCATGACCTTCAAGCGGGACCGCTCTCCGGTCGACCCGGGCAATGCGGTGCTCGGCGACGAGGACTACTACGGCGAGCAGACCCACACCACCACCGAGGCCGGCGACCATTTCCACGGTCTGAGCATCAACGAGGCGGGCGAGCACAGCCATGGCTTGACCATCGGCACCACCGGCGGCAGCGAAACCCGCCCGCGCAACGTGGCCCTGCTGGCCTGCATCGCCTTCTGAGGAGAGAGACCATGATCGTCTACCAGTACAGCCCCGCCGGCCTCTACCGGGGCGAAACCGTGGCCGACGAGTCGCCGCTCGAGCCCGGCGTCTGGCTGATGCCGGCGCGCACCACGGCGGTAGCGCCGCCGGCGGAATGGCCCGAGGACCGCTGGCCCCGTTGGAACGGCGTGGCTTGGGCGCTGGTCAACAAGCCGCAAGCGCCGGCCGCCCCCGACCCGGTGGCCAAGCTCGCCGCCTTCCTCGACGAAAACCCCGACGTCGCCGCGCTGCTGCAGCAACCCGCCTGACCGCGCCCTGTAGCGCCGCCCGCTACAACCCCCAGCGCTACCCGATCCACCGCCCCCACGCCACCCTGCGCAGGACCTACCCCTGCGCAGGAACCCCCCATGCCAGTCGATTACCATCACGGCATACGCGTCGTCGAAGCCAGCGACGGCACGCGCCCGATCCGCACCGTTTCCACCGCCGTCATCGGCGTCGTCTGCACCGGCAGCGATGCCGACGCCGCGGCCTTTCCGCTGAACACGCCGGTTCTGGTGACCAATCCCCAGGCCTCGGCCGGCAAGGCCGGCGAGCTGGGCACCCTGGCCTCGACGCTGGACGCCATCGCCGACCAGACCAACGCCCTCACCGTCGTGGTGCGCGTAGCCGACGGCGCCGGCGCCGACGCCGAGGCCATCGCGGCCGACCAGGCCAGCAAGATCATCGGCACCACCACCGCCGGCGGCCAGATGACCGGCCTCAAGGCCCTGCTGGCCGCCCAGGCCCGGCTCGGCGTCAAGCCGCGCATCCTCGGCGTGCCGGGGCTCGACAGCCTGGCCGTGGCCACCGAACTGGCCGCCATCGCCCAGAAGCTGCGCGGCTTCGCCTACGTCTCGGCCTGGGAGTGCGCCACCAAGGAGGAGGCCGTCGCCTACCGCGAGAACTTCGGGCAGCGCGAGCTGATGACGATCTGGCCGGACTTCATCAGCTGGGACACCGCCAGCAGCGCCAACCAGGCAGCCCCGGCCGTCGCCCGCGCCCTCGGCCTGCGCGCCAAGATCGACCAGGAGGTGGGCTGGCACAAGACGCTCTCCAACGTCCCGGTCAACGGCGTCACCGGTATCAGTGCCGACGTGTTCTGGGACCTGCAGGACCCGGCCACCGACGCCGGCTACCTCAACGCCGCCGACGTCACCACCCTGATCCGCCGCGACGGCTTTCGCTTCTGGGGCTCGCGCACCTGCAGCGCCGACCCGCTGTTCGCCTTCGAGTCCTCCACCCGCACCGCCCAGGTGCTGAGCGACACCATCGCCGAGGGGCATCTGTGGGCGGCCGACAAGCCCCTGCACCCGAGCCTGGTGCGCGACATCCTCGAAGGGGTCAACGCCAAGTTCCGCGAACTCAAGCGCCTGGGCTACATCATCGACGCCGAGGCCTGGTACGACCCCACTCTCAACGAGGCGACCACGCTCAAGGACGGCAAGCTCTACATCGACTACGCCTACACCCCGGTCCCGCCGCTGGAAAACCTGGGATTCAACCAGCGGATCACCGACCGCTTCCTGGTCGACTTCGCCAGCCGGATCAACGCCTGACAGAGGAGCCCGCCGCATGGCACTGCCCCGCAAACTCAAGAACCTGAACCTGTTCAACGACGGCAACAGCTACCTCGGTGAGAGCAAGACCGCCACCCTGCCGCCCCTGGCCCGCAAGATGGAGAGCTACCGCGGCGGCGGCATGAACGGCCCGGTGAAGGTCGACCACGGCATGAGCGACGACGGCCTGCAGTTCGAGTGGACCCTGGGCGGCCTCGACCTGACCGTGCTGCGCCAGTTCGGCATCACGACCGCCGACGGCGTGCTGCTGCGCTTCGCCGGCGCCTACCAGCGCGACGACACCGGCGAGGTCACCGCCGTGGAGATCGTCGTGCGCGGCCGGCACGAGGAAATCAACCTGGGCGACGCCGAGCCCGGCGAAGACACCGAGGTCAGCATCGTGACCACCTGCAGCTACTACAAGCTGATCGTCAACGGCGAAACCGAGATCGAAATCGACCTGCTCAACATGATCGAGACGGTCGGCGGCGTCGACCGCCTGGCCGAGCAGCGCCGCGCCATCGGCCTGTAAGGCATGCCCGGCCACCTGCCGCCGGCGCGCTCGCCGGCCCCACCCCGCACAACCAGGAACACCACCATGACCAGCACCACCAAGACCGTCACCCTCGACACCCCGATCCAGCGCGGCGAGCAGACCATCACCGCCATCGAGCTGCGCAAGCCGCACGCCGGCGAGCTGCGTGGCGTCTCGCTGCTCGAGCTGATGCAGATGGACGTGATCGCGTTGCGCAAGGTCCTGCCGCGCCTCACCACCCCGGCGCTCACCGAGCACGAGATCGGCTTCCTCGACCCGGCCGACCTGTTCCAGCTGGGCAGCGAGGTCACCGGTTTTTTGTTGCCGAAG